CCATAAGTTCCGTCACCGTGGACATTACCGCATAAATTACACCTTGTAATCTCTGTGTATTTCGTCCCATTTGGCATCCGTTTAATCGGTGGTAACCCGTCATGGCTTCTTGCAGAGTTATAATTCTCCAAAGCTAATTGCCGATACCTTGCATCCCATTCTGTTGAAACATTCGTAACATAAGAGCCTTGTTCTTTTGTTGGTGGAACTTTAACGATATAGGTTTTCATCTTTAACCCCTTTCGGCTTTGGTGATGGCTCTGTTGGCTTCGTCTATGGCTTCTCTCATGGATGCCACGGAATTGTCGGGAATGGCTTTGAGTAACTCTTTGCACGCCTCAAGCAATTCAGCGTTTAACGCTCTTAATCTCTTTATTTCTTCAAGTGGAAAATGTGCCATATATCCTCCCTTGTTGTGTTGTGGGGTTAGTAAATAACTTGTGCTGAATTATAGCTATTGTCCTTTATTTGCTTTGTATCAAGGTATATTGTTGCCCCTCTTGGGTCTGTCTGGAAGAATATATATAATCCAAGCTCTTTGGCGTGTTTAATGGATAATTTGCATATTCCGCCTTTTTCTATTTCATCATCATGTCTTTGCAATAATCCTCATATATTTTATGCAAACGCTTTCCTTTACGCCTAAACCAATTATATTGGTTCTTCGTTATGCCTAAACGCTTGCAAGCTCTTTCCCTGTCCTCGTTATACCTTTGACGCTCTTGCTTGGGGAACATGTTTCCTCCTTTGTTGTGTTGGGTTAGATTGTTTAAAATACTTTGCCTTCCTTTATATAAATATCTATTAATACGACCTCTGGGCAATTCTCACAGCATGGGTTACAACATATCAAACCTGCACCACCATAACTTAAAAGTTCCTCTCCACAAATTGAACATCGTTTTTTTTCTTTGCTCACAACCCCTCCTTGATTATTTCAATTCCAATCAACCAATTGTGTTACCAACAATTCCATCTGGTCTTCAAGCGAAGTGTCCTCGAATGATTGCACGAGAACTTTCTTGCAAGACCCTTTGACAAGAACCATCTCCTCTGTTGCATTTTGATTTCCCATCTTTCCCTCCTTGTTTGCCCTTCTCATCTACCTATAATATAACATATATTATAGATAATGTCAAGCTTTAATCCATCCTCGAACCAGCGTATGCCCTCAACCCATAACCTTGAAGAACTTTCGCAAAAGCACCTGCGTAAGCCTCTTTCTTTTGCATGGATTGACCATAACCGCTCACCCAAAGAGAAACACCGCCTTCATAAGACTTATCTGCTAGACCTTGCTTTTTCATCCAATTTGCAAATGGGCAATTTCCTGGATAAACCTTAACCCAAGCAAAACCACAAACCCCGTCACTAACCAACCACTCTTGTTTTACTGGAGATGTGTCATCCATGACATTGCTAAGTTGCTGAACTACCATTGGAACAGGAACAAGTTTCCCAGCCTCTGCTTTTCCAGCTTGGTCAGCTTCGTCGTACCACTTTTTAAACTCGCCTAGGTTTTTCATTCGCTCCTCCTCTTTGCATTACCCTCTCTTTAACCAAATATAGTATACCATATAGTATATAGATGTCAAGCTTTATCTAAGCATGCTTCACTCTGGAATTATTTTAAAAAAGACTTGCTTTTAAATTTAAAAGGTATAAAATTAACAAAAGGAAAATACTACTAAGAAGAGCCACTATGATAGTGCTTGGAGTTGATAACGGAATTTCTGGGACGATAGGAGCTATCTTCGACGATGGCTCCTATGAATTTTTTAAGACACCCATCCGCACCACCATTAGCTACACAAAAAAATACCAGTCAGTAAGTCGCATTGATGTCCCCGCTTTAAGGCTTTTATTTGATTGTTATAGGGATAAGGAAGTGAAAATCTTCTTAGAACGCCCTATGGTCAACCCCGCTATGTTTAAAGCTACTATTTCTGCCATCCGTTCACTTGAAGCCACTCTCATTACAATAGAAGATTATAAGTTTTCTTTGGAATATATCGATAGCAAGCAATGGCAAAAGGAAATCTTGCCATCAGGTATAAAAGGTTCTACCGAATTGAAAAAAGCGTCTTTAGAGATAGGTAAAAGAATGTTTCCAAAAATTAATTGGGAAAAATTCAAGGACGCTGATGGGATACTTATCGCCCTGTGGGGAAAAAAACAAAACGAAAGAATGAGAGGATGAGATGAAATCACAAAGTCAAAAAGTTGAAGAGGCGAAGAAGCGTCAAGAGGAATACGATAAGCTCACCCCAAGTGAGAAAATCGCAAGACTTGATGCAAGATTTGGAAAAGGCATTGGTGCTGTCAAAGAAAGAGCTAAGATTTTAGGAAAAACAAGCCAGTGATTTTGGAGATATCCATTGTGCCATGATAAAATGTAGTTAGAGGTGAAGAAGATGAAGATTCTTGCGTATGATAAGAAAAAAGAAAAGTTGGTCAAGGTTGGAGACTACGATTATGGTACGAGGATTTTTCATAAGGTTGCGAAAGCTAACCATCTAATGGAAATGTTTGAATCGTATGGAATCCAAGAGAATGTTATAGAACAATTGAAGGAAAGAGGTTGTGAAAAAATCATCCTCAAAACCCCAACTCGTATCCTAGAAAGCTCATTTTCAGATTGGCTAACCCCAGATATCAAAGTCATGGATTTCGGTCATGGTAAACAAAGGTTTTTACCAGTCAGTAGGTTTAAAAATAATAGGAAAGAGAATGGATAGCTTATGAAAGAAACATTTTATTTCCCGCATGATTACAATGCATCACAAGACCCAAAGATAATCCAACTAATATCCGCTTGCGGTCTTGAAGGTTTAGGAGCTTTTTGGGTCATAGTAGAATTACTGCATCAGCAACCAGATGGGAAAATACCTAGAGATGCGTATAGGAACCACATTAAAATGTATTTTAACCTATATGAAAATCGAGTTGGTGGAGTAGCCACACTTGACCAAATTTGCACATCTCTTTTAGAACTTGGGTTATTTCAAGATGATGGTAACTGCATCTCATCGTCTAGGGTTGAAAATAATAAACACCATAGAGATTTGCTAACATCATTAAAATCCCAAGCTGGTCGTCATGGAGGTCTAATATCTGGTGTGGTAAGAAAACGAAGCAATGCTTCAAGCAAAAACGAAGGAGTGCTTCAATCTAGCTTGAAGCAAGAGACGAAGCCAAACGAACTAAAGGAAAGGAAAGGAAAGGAAATAAAAGGAAATAAAGAAGAAGAGCCACAAGAAGAGTTTTTCCCATTTCTTAAAGACACTGCTTTTGTTTCTATTTTTGAATCATACCTCGCAACCCGCAAGAAAAAAGCCACAGACCTAGCTAAACAATTGATTTTAAAAGACTTGCATAAACATTCTGTTGGTATTGCTATTCAAATGCTTGAGCAATCTATAAAAAATGGGTGGATTGGAGTGTTTGAACTTAAACAACAATATAATAAAAAGAACGAAGAAAGGTACATAAAGCCACTATGAGCTATCATTGGAACCCCATTAGAAGTGCTTTTATCCTTCCTAACCCACCGCTTAAGTATGTTGATGTTGACGGGAAGAAGGTAATTGAATTTGAAGATATCTTAGCTGTTTGGAATGAGATTGATGAGCTTTATAATAATTACGAAATAAGCTTCTTTGAGAAGATGTATAAAAAAATGAAGAAGGAAGAGAGTGGAGTATTGAAGCCTACATTGGAGATGTTGTATGCTGAAAGAAAATGTCTTAAGTTTAGAAAAAATACTATCGGAAGTAAAACCAGTAAAAGCGTTCTTAGATGGAGTTGAGGTAGAGCTTTTAAATAGGGGCAATGAACCCTTGTTGCCCATTAAGTCTCTTCCATCTTTGAACAATAAGCTCTGGGGTTTGAAGGTGGGGCTAACAGTGATAGGTGCTAGGACATCTATAGGCAAAAGCTCAATAGCTCTCCAGATGGCTTCTGACCTTGCCCTACAGGGCAAGAGGGTGCTGTTTTTAAGCCTAGAGATGACAGTTGATTCAATGGTCGAAAGATTGTTTTGTAATTTATATGAGGTGGATAATTACTCCTTACTGACTGGTAAATTAAAAATGGACGCAGAATTAGCAAAAAAATGGTTTTCTTTTAAAGAGAAGTTGCAAGAAGCCCCGTTGATACTTACTTGCGGGATAGGGATGACATGCGATGAGGTGAACCAAATAATCGAGCATCTGGAAGAAAAACCAGATGCTATTTTTATAGATTATATACAAGCGGTGAGGGCATCCCGTAATGAAAGAGAAGCCTTGAATGAGTATATCAGGCATTTTAGGGGGTTATGTATTCAGAATAAAATTGCTGGGGTGATGTGTTCACAGGCGAATAGGCAGACTTTTGATGATGATAATAAAGAGCCGTTACTATCAAATCTTAAGTCTACTGGCTTTTTAGAGGAACATTCGGATTGCGTCATTCTACTTCATTGGGCTCACTTCTATGATAATTCAAAGCCAGAGAACGAGTATAAAGTTATTATCGCCAAGCAGAGGAATGGCAGGACTGGCTCCCATATGGTTTATTATAAGCCTGAATGCTATAAGTTTTTTGATTTTGAGGTGAACCAAGGGAAAGAAAAAGAAGAAAATTTAGGGAAGCAAGAAACTAGATATTCAGAATAGGGGAGGAAGGAATGGACATTAAAATCCATAATAAAAAAATTAGAAAAAGTAAATCTAGAACCATTAAAATTCTTAAAAAAATTAAAAGAATAATTTAAAATGAATGATGGAAGTTTTACCCTATTCGATTTAGACGAATTTACTTCTTGGAAGAGGGAGTGGAAGGGGATGCCTGAATTCGAGCAGGATGACATCAACCCATTTTCCACTATTGAGGTTTGTTTTTGTTATAAACGAGAAGATAATTTTCCTCAAGTGGGTGTTAAACCTTATCGGACTCTTAATGTTCACTTTGAAAATTTAGAAGATTTGCATGATTTTTCTAATTTGATAAACATTAAAGGGATAACTAGCGAGACGAATTCCATATGGTATTGTGAGAGTGTTGAAACTTTTGCGAAGCTTTTAAATCAAAATATTACACCTAAGACTTTAAGTTTATGGCATCCTAAATACAAACGAGATAAGCCTTCAAATTATTTATATACGAAAGGGAACGTAGAACCTAAATATCCATTTTATATAATCTCAAAAGGTCGATGGGACAAGGGGACTACACGCAAAGCATTTGATAAATTAGGAATTAAGTATAGGATTGTTGTTGAAAAACATGAATTTGAAAATTATGCAAATTTCATTGATTCAAAAAACTTGCTAATTTTGCCTCAAAAATATTTAGATGAATATGATACTTTTAGTAATCTTGGTGATATAAATAAGAAGGGGCCAGGAGCAGCTAGGAATTTTTGTTGGGACAACTCTATAAGTGAAGGAGCAAAAAGGCATTGGGTTTTTGATGATAATGTTTCTTGTTTCTATCGGCTTAATAGAAATCGGAGACTTCCAGTTGAAGATGGGACAATGTTTAGGGTGATGGAGGATTTTGTTGATAGATACGAAAATATTGCTATTGCCGGACCAAATTATTTATCATACGCTCCTGATAGATGCAAGTTAGCACCTTATTCTTTAAATACTCGTATTTATTCTATGCTTTTAATCGATAATAAAATTCCATATAGATGGAGGGGTAGGTATAATGAGGACACAGATTTGTCTTTGAGAGCGTTAAAAGATGGGTTATGCACTTGTCAGTTCAATGCTTTTCTTGGAGATAAAGCTACTACTCAAACTATGCAAGGTGGAAATACTGCAGAGTTTTATGAACAGGAAGGGACTAAAAATAAATCTCAGATGCTAGTTGATATGCATCCTGATGTGGCAAGAATTGTTTGGAGGTTTGAAAGATGGCATCATGAAGTTAATTATGACCCTTACAAAAGGAATAAACTAAAATTGATAGAAGGGATTACCATAGAGGATAAGATAAATAACTATGGTATGGAATTAAAAAAGGTTATTGAGTTAAGCAGAGGTCTATAATGATAAATAAAGAAATTGCGGTTAGGTTTTTTGATGGATTTGAAGGTTTGGAAAAAGAAATAAATTTAACTGAAGAGGAGGTAGAACTCTTTTTAAATTTAGAATATCAAGTGTTATGTGCAAATGGATTAAAAAATATTAATGGAGGATGGTCTTCGATTTCGATATATGAAGGAAATGATGAGGAATTAAAATTATCCGTATCTTGTGGTTGTTGTGATGAGGAGCATAGTGATAAAACGACATGGGAAAGAATTTATGATAGATTAGAGAGAAAACTATACCCGTTTCCTAATGTTGATTTTGATTAAAAGGAAGAAAATTATAAATGTGTAAAATAAAAAAGCGGGCGAAACATACCAATAAATTTACATCAAATGAATTTGGTTATAAATTAAGAACCTTTGAAGAGGGTAGGAGATGCGTGATTTGTAGTATGGCTTTGAGTATTTATAATTGTAGTAGAATATGTCATAAGTGTGAGAATACCCACAAGGGGAATCCAAGTGCTGGGAGAGCTATCGTTGCAAGACAAAATACTAGGATGAGAAGTCTTTGATGTTTTTTAGATTGTTCTTTGACATAGGGATTTGATTAAACTAGGTTACATTCTTGAATGCACTCCAATAGTTTTGTTTCATCTATTTTTTCTATTGGTTTTGGCAAGTACCTTTTTGCCCAACGGCATACACGCCTATTTTGAGTTTGGAACTTTTTGTTATGGTGGCAACATTTTTTCCATTTCCTAAATGCTAGGAGATGGGCAATCTCATGGCATATCATCCCGAGAGTGATGTCACTTTTTGGGAATGCCATTCGTTTTCCACCATATGCTGTTCCATTGGAGTAATTGTCAAACGAATAGTAGGCATCTTGAGCTTTGAAGTGCTTAAGTATCTTCCAGACATACTTGGTTGCTTCTTCTGAGGTAGGATACTTGACTTGGTAGAACTCTTGGAATTCAAGATGACTTTCCATGTAGTGTTTCGTAGACCATCCTTTCCAAAGTTCGATATACTCAAACTTGGTCGTTCCATCTTGTTGAGGAATCGGTTTCCACATGGCTCTCATGTTGGTCTCCTTTCACCCTATGTCAAAGAACAATCCTTTACTCACATCTTCATTATAGCAAAATGACGACGAGGATTTTTAAAAACGACAAAAAAAGGCTTCAAAAGTGGATTATTTTGTGAGGGGAAAAAAATAAATTGGGAAAAAGTATGAAAAAACAAACTATTTTTAACAAATCTCGTCGAGGTCAAAAAAAGAAAAGCATCTTTTTTGCTATGTTCTTCTCACAAAAATCTGGAAAAAACATAAATCCAATACCAATAAAAAAATCCTCGACGACAATTTTTGAACTAGTGTCATGTCAAGTTTCTATTGCTCGTCGAGGAGCCTTTGGAAAGTAAAGGGGAATAAAAGATGACTTTTAGTCGTGGGCATAAAAAGACCATCATTTGTAGTAAGTGTAGAAAGGATATCATTGAGATTGAATTTGATAAGAAAGTCCATAGACTTGATATTGATATAATAAAGACATGGGTATGTTATCAAAATACATGGCATAAAGCTGAGGGGTATCAAGAACACAAGTGTAAGGAAATCTAATAGGATAAAGAGAAAGATGGTGAAAAAATGAATATAAGGTCAAAAAAGGCAGATGTTACGATTGATGCGTTGATTGTGACGATACCAGAGAATGAAATAAAATCCATCGTTAGTGTTCTTGTTGCAGTTAAGAAGCGAGCCAAGCCAGACCGCCTCGATGAGTTTATTCTTAATAAGCTTATTTATGCTTTAGAGCATCCAGAGGTTGATGGGGGCAATTGTAGTTATTCAACTTCCTGTAAAGCTACTAGCACTTCTACTATCACTAGCTCAGAAAAATCTCCCATAGCCCCTAAAACACATATTGCTATAGATAAAAAGCAGGTTATAGAGCAGGTTAAGCAAAGAGTAGACCCAAGGGGGGAAAAGAATTTGCAGACCTTCATAACTGAGTCTATTGAATTTGCACATAAGAGTATTGGGGTTAAGGTGGTTCCGAAAGATGCGAGTATAGAATCATTTTATGATTTCTTAGTTGAAAGTAAAATAATTAATGTTGATGGAACCCCAGTAACTAGGTAGATAATAATGTGGATTTGGGTACTTTTATTTTTGTTGATTTTCTTTTTCTCTATTCAGACGAAGACAAAGAGAAAGAGGATATTTAAATGTCACTCAAAATCCTGTTCTCACAATTTTAACGATGATTGTAATCTTCCATTAGTTTGTATATATGATAATGTCATTAGTGGAGTTTGTCTTTATCATTCAGAGGAAGTTCATAAGAGGTTTAAGGAGATTATTCCGAATTTAACAAATAAGGATATGAAAGTGTTGGAGGATATTAAAGCTATCAAAGATATAGAAGGTTTTAAAAATTTTATGAAAAAACATGGAGTTTAAAATGATTTGGATTGTTCTTCTTATTATTTCTTGTGTAGTAGTTACAGCTTTGGCAATTGTTGCTGATATTTTATGTGATGATTAAATTAACCTAAGAATGGAGGAATAAATGAAAAGTGTCGATATTAAAACGAAGGATGAAATAGTTCCAAGATTTCCATATCAGCTTACAGAATGGTTTGAAAAGAAAGAGAAATTAGATTGTTATCTTGAGCCTTTTGTTAAATATAATGATGAGGATTATGGGCGTATTGTTTTTTGTCCAGCGTTGGGTTTTGCTATATTTACAAAAGGCCAGAGGTGTATGCCACAGGTTTAAAGTGTAATAGGGAGAGATTTTTTGTGGAGACAAAACTATTAATTTGTTCTATTTGTGGTAGTGAGATGGACCTAGAAGGGGAGGGTGGTGTTAATGGATATTTCGGCATTTGCCCTATTGCTTTCTGTGTTTGGTGCTACTCGTCTATATGTGATATGATGCATAAGGCTAAGTGCATGAAGTGTCCTGCTTTGATGAAAGCTACTAAAAATAGAAAGAATGGAATAGCAGTAGGAAAAGAGAAGCCATGACCCAACAGACCTTGCGTGATTCAATCGAAAAGACAATCCTTATTTGTATTAAAGAAGCGGTCGCAGGAGAAGTGGCAGACCAAGATAATTGTTATGATGGGGCAACAGATATAATTTCCGCCATCAAGAGAGCGATACCGAAGAAGCGGAAGGAAAGCAACCACGAACGCCACGCCCTTGACTCCAACTATTGTTACAACTGTTCGGAGATTATTAGCGAAGAAGATGAGCGTCTGTATGGAAATTCTCTCTATAATCTCGCTATCGACGACTTCACTAAGGTGTGCGAATGAAAAAATATCAAATCATCTATGCTGACCCTCCGTGGGAATGGAAAACATACTCAAGTAAGGGTCGTATAAAGACATCTGACAGACATTATCCCCTTATATCCTTAGATGAGTTGGGCAAGTTGAAAATTCCATCTGCCGATAATTGTATATTGTTTCTATGGGTTCAGGATGGGCATTTACACAATGCTATTCATCTTGGTGAGGCGTGGGGATTTACTTACAAGACGATAGGTTTCGTTTGGGATAAGCAGAACTTTGGGATGGGTTACTGGACACGCAAGGGTGCGGAAATATGTTTATTATTTACGAAGGGGCGTCCCAAGAGAATATCTGGCGGTGTAAGACAATTTATATCAGAGAAAGTCAGGGAACATAGTCGGAAGCCTGATGATATTAGAAACCGCATTGTTCGGCTCATAGGCGACCTTCCCCGCATAGAACTTTTCGCCCGCCAAAAAACGCCAGGTTGGGATGTATGGGGTAACGAGGTAGAAAGCGATATAAACCTGGACTTCACTAAGGTGTGCGAATGAAAAAATACCAGATAATCTATGCTGATCCACCGTGGAGTTATAAAGTGTGGAGTGAAGATAAGAAAAATGCTCAAGGTTGTGCAAAGCGATATTATCAAACTATGAGAATTGAAGATATTTGTAAATTGCCTATTCAATCAATAGCAGATAAAGATTGTAAATTATTCCTATGGGCTACACCCCCCTGTTTGCAAGAAGCCATACAAGTAATTAAAGCGTGGGGATTTGAATATAAGACCATAGCGTTTTGTTGGGTTAAGACTAATCCTAAAAGCGGAACACCTTTCTACGGAATAGGTCATTGGACAGCAAGTAATTGCGAGTTGGTATTAGCAGGAATGATTAAAGGCGGAAGATTAAATAGACAAGGATGTGTTAGCCAAATAGATATGTCACCAAGAGGATTGCATAGCACTAAACCAACAGGAATTAAAGACAAGATTGTTAAGTTATGTGGCGAAATTCCTCGCATAGAACTTTTCGCCCGCCAAAAAACAGAAGGCTGGGATGTATGGGGAAATGAAGTGGAGAGCGATATAGACTTAATTGGAGGTAGCCATGACTAAGCCAAGCTTGAGGGAAACCCAACAGACCTTGCGTGGATGTATCGCTATTGCACTTGAAGAATATGCAACAATTCGGCATCAATGGATTACTGGGAATAGTCTTACAAAGCAGGATTGTGATAAAGCACTTATTAAATCTACCACCGCCATCCTTTCAGCCATCAAGAAGCGAGTGCCGAAGAAGATGAAATGGAGTTGTGGCTATCAACATCAAGATTGTTATGATGCAGAAAGACGGGGCTACAACGAGTGCATCGACGATTTCACAAAGGGGTTGGAATGATACCCTGTGTTTGTTATATCTGCGGTGAAATGGAGGAGAATTGTATTTGCGGTAAAGAATGGTTGGAATGACCATGTTTAGGGTGATAAATTACCATACCAGATGTACAGATTGCGAATTGGATTGACAAAGTGTATCTAACAGAGGGGTGAAGGATGCATCCATTGACGAAGTTGATAGTTCCACATGATTGGATGTCTGAATACAAAAAGGATGTCAAAGAGTTGGACAAACTCATCGTTGACTACCTCTCAAGCCGAGCGAATAATATAAAAGCATTTCATATTGAGGATAGAACTGATGGAGTAATCGAGGGTTGTCTTGAACTCTCAGCCGGGAAGAAGTGCGAGTTGTGTCACGGAAAAATAGAACGTGGAGAAACAACTCTTGAAGGTGGTTATTGTTCAATGTGTGGAAAATACAAGCCCATCGAACCAGGCATTAAAGAGTGGGATAAGTTCATTGGAAAGAAGCCCATCGAACCCAAGCCGTCTATCACGGAGTGCCCTATATGCAACAAGGTTGTCGATAATGTCATTATGAAGGGAGACGAGTTTCGTTGTGCGGAATGTTGGAAGCCGAAGTTGCCGGAGAAGATGGAAGAAGATGGCGGATACCCAGAGACAGCTCTCATAGCGGTTATCAACGAAGTTATCGAATACTTGCGGGGGAGAGAATGAATACCGGAGATTATGCATTAATAATTTCAATAGTAGTTTTTATATGGTTTTTAGTCTTTAGGTCTTGGGTAATAGATGAGTTAAATAGATTGTGGAGAAAAAATGAAAACAACTAAATATTTTAAGGTTACCGTCGAAGGAACTAAGCAAGAAGCAGATGAAGTTTTCCAGTTAGTGAAATCCTACCATAAAGTAAAAGTCGAAGAAGTTGAGGTGGCGTTCAAGAAAGCTGTTAAACAAAAGGAGAGTAAGAATGAAGCCCAAAACAGGTAGAGATTTCGTTGATAAGATTGCTCCATTAGTTTTGCATCAGTGTTGGTGTTCATTTCAGTTAGGAGCAGGGCAGTCATACAATCTTACTCCTACGGAAGAACAGATGAAATCACTCAAGGATTCTATTGTTACTTTCTTGAGAAATCCAAAAATAACTCCACAGCAAATGCATGAGAACTGGGTAAGATTTAAGACAGCTAATGGTTGGCTATATGGCTTGGCTAAGGATGAGAGTATAAAGATTCATCCAAATCTGATTCCTTGGAAGGATTTGTCTGACATAGAGAAAAAGAAAGATGTGATGCATTTGGAATCTCAGAAATTTATGTTTGAGATAGCTAAGATGGTGAACGAAGATGATGTATCTTAAATGTGAACTATGTGGTAAGTTGTTTAAACATTTAGGTACACATGTTTGGGGTGGTCACAATATGTTAGCTATTGACTATAAAATAAGATTTGGATTTGATAGAAAACATCCGTTATGTTCAGATTATATTAGTGAAAAGCATAGAAAAGATTCTATCAAATTTGAGCTTTGTAAGAAAGGCGACAAGTTTGGAAAGCCATTTTTATTTGTTAAAGGGGATAAGAGATTTTTTTATAAGAGGTCAGAAGAAACTAAGAGAGTTCTTTCTAAGAGATGTTATGATATGGTTAAAGCATCTTATTTAACGGAAGAAGCAAGAAGAAAGACGAGTAGAATACTTTCTAGGGCTAGAATGGGAATAAAGTTGAAACAAGAATCGATAGAAAAGATAAGAAAAGCAGCTAAATTGAGATGGTCTAATAAATTGTGGCGTTCAAATAGAATGAAACAAATTTCTAGAAATGTTAAAAGAGATAGGGGACAAAATGGTTAGCACAAGACTGATTCAGTTCCTAGTGGTTGAATATGTTATCATCATGGTAGTTTGTATTTTTGAAAGGAACTTGGCAAGAAGTCTATATTGGTTTGGGGCTACTGTTCTTCAAATTAGCATACTACTGGGGATGAGATGAAAATAGACCTAATGGAAATATTTATTATTTCGTCACTTATTGTTTTAGTGACATTGAATGCTTTTAATGTGTCTGCTAGAATATGTGAAAAGAACAAAAAACTTAAAAATCAGGTAATCAACTTGACTTTAGATAAATATGAAGAGTATCCTGATGAAAATGTTATGAGAGGTGTGGTTATTGAAATGAAGAAAGACAATCAAACCTATATCCTTTATGCTAATGAGTTAAAACTATGACTAATGGCGAAGATGTGAGAGATTATCGGAAGCTTGGAGAACTACTAAAAGAGTGCGTTAACAGGGTGGTTGATTGTTGGGAGGCAGGAGAGGGGGACTTGATATTAGAAATTCGTGATGGTGATGGTAAGAAGAACGCAAGGATTAAGGGTGGTCCCACATCGAGGATAAGATGAAAAAAAAGGATTTGGAGATGTGTCCTTTTTGTGGTGGAAGAGCAGAACTTAGGGATTATTGTTTCTCAAGAATGCATTATGTTTGTTGTTGCGTTTGTTATTCTTCTACTGATTTGTATCGTTCCGAAAGTAGAGCTATTTTATCTTGGAACAAAAGAAGAGGGAAAAATGAAAAGAAAAAAGATAAAGAAAGTAGATTCCCGTTTACAGAAGTTTTTAGCTATAGTTAGTAGCCTTAGCAATAAGTCTGGATACTTGATGTGTGTAGCCACTAAGGATAATGATAATATAATAGAGTCTAAATATTTAACTATGAATTTTCCTAAACAGGATATTTTGAATACAATAAATGAGTTTAAGAAGTTAGCCTATAAGGATGTCGAGGGTTTTTATAGTGAGAAAAATTAAGTGTTTATGTGGAAGAGATATAACAACTTTTCGTGGATTTAGGTCTGAAGTTGGTGGTAAATATACTTGTAAAAAATGTAAAAGGGATATAACATATAGAAAGCTTGAACAACTTTGTGAAAGAATAAGAAAAGACTATGCAGGATGAAAAGTTTGTCATAGTTAAACTTTTAGATTATAGAAAAAAGATTGGGTTTTCACAAGTTAGGATAGCGAAAGTTCTTGGTGTTGCAAGATTAACAATATTGAGATGGGAAAATGGTCAAAACGAGTGGATGCACAAGAGAAATAGAAAAAATGTTGAAAGATTGCTGAGGTTGAAAAGATGTAGAACTTGTGGAAAAATTTTATAGCGTAATCTAAATCAAGTAGAGTTTTGGCTTTAGCCGTGCTCAACTGATTCAGGTCATCGAATTGGTTGAGCTTTTTTATCATCCTATGAAAGATTGCAAAATTTGTGAAAAGCGTATTCATTGCAAAAAGACTTGTAAAGATGTTGAGAAGATTTTGTCTGGTCTTGACCATAGCTTGAATAGTCATTATAAAGTATTGTTCTTTGACCCAGATTTGCTTGATAAGTATCCAATTATGTTTTCGCACTTATATGAGAAAAAAGAGCTATTTGAAGATGAGGAGTTTGAGATAATGAGGGTGAGGTTTTTAGATTGCTTTAAAAAGCTGAACTCATTACAGAGGTTCTGCCTTATTTTATATTATGGGCTATTTGGGAATGGTGTTATGAAACAAGAAAATATAGCTAGGGAACTAAGTATCTCACAAAATGCTGTATCGTTTCACATTAGGCATGGTAGGAGTAGGCTTAAAATACTTCTTAAAGATTTTTAGTAATGTTTAAAATTTAGTATATATTGTTAAAGGAGCTATGGCTAAAAATTATTCAGAGCTAGAAATATCTAAGAATTTTATATCTGAGTTAAAGTTAAGAATTTCTAAATGTGACGAAATCAATTATAAGGATATCCCTTGTGATTTCATAGGTTATGATGAGAATTATTGGTATATATTTGAGATAAAATCAAATTTTGGTGATTGTGAGAAAGCAGTAATGCAATTGCTAAGATATTACGATACATTAAGATATAGCAAATATAATAGACCTGTTGAGTATGAAGAACATTTAAAATACCCAGATGTTAGCATTAGAAGCAAAATATATACAGGTGGGCAAAGGCGTTTAGATATAAAAAGGATTAGAGACATAGATAGTAGAAAAACAGAGAAACCTTGTGGGAAAAGGGAAATCAAGCTATTTTTAATCTATAATGGTTTTAATATGGTTGAGTATCTAAAATATTATTCTTTGTATAGGGATTATTTAATTAATCCCAAGCATCCAATAATTGAATTTTATTATCTGGATGAAAACAAAAAGCCAATTAAACTATAATTTTATGCCAGAAATCCAAGTGGAAAACTCTCCAGAAATCCTACCTAAAAATGAAATTTCAACCCACAAAGAAACTTTTCTAGAGCCTATTGATAATAGAGAAGTTAGCGATGAAACAAGGAAGCATTATATTAAAATTTACAATATGCATTCCTTGTGTCATTTGTCATACTTACAAATATCTGAGGAGCTTGGAATACATTGGAATACTGTTTATAATGCTTGCAAGTGGATTCGGGATAATTCGTTTATTTTATCTACTGAGGAATATTTTAAGGACGCCGAAAATCTCATAGGAGCAGAGCTTAGGAAGTATGATGAGATGATAGAAGAAGCTAGAAAAGGAGAGATTGTTATAGTCAATGGCAATGTCTTGATGGCTGATGGGAAAGAGGTCAGGAGGGTTAGCAAGGGGTATATCAGGATGTTGATGTCGGATAAGAGGGAGTACGTCAAGTTGTTGTTTGATATCAGGGGTCTCTCACAAAGGTCTCAGTTCATCTTAGCTAAGAGTGAGACCAAGATAAATACCACCATGAATTTTTCCATAGGGGAGTCTGCGAATGATATGGAAGAACATGATAGGCAAGCCCTCATAAAAATTTGTAGGAAGTATGGAAAATCCCCTTCTTAAAATATCTCCTGTTGAATTGTGGCATAAGGAGTGGACCCTTCAATACCCACTTTATGATGAACGTCCTGTGGATATAAAGACGTTTGTTAATTCGGCTGAGTATTTGAACGCAAGGAATGAGTGTTGGGACGTTATTAAAGAGGATTTAAGCGAGGTATTCCAAGGTTATGACGACCCTTTGATGGAGTGGAAGTATAACGAAGCTGTGTTTGATGAGGGAATTGGGGCTGGGAAGTCTTACAAAGCATCTATCATCATAACATACATGCTTTATAGGATTCTCATCTTGAAAGACCCCCACAGGTTCCTCCACTTGGCGAAAGGCTCTGGGATTTACTTCATGAATATGTCAGTACGAGCCCAGCAAGCCACTAAGGTTGTCTTTGGCGAGATAGCCCAAAGAGTAAAAAATAGCCCTTGGTTTACAAGCAGGAACTATCTTCCAAGACTAGACATCAAGTCTGAGCTCCAATTCCCCAAAAATATCTTCATTGTTCCAGGCAATTCAAAAGAAACCTTCCCATTAGGCTTTAATCTCCTAGGTGCTGTTATGGATGAGGCAGCGTGGTATACGGAGACAGATACCCACGATGTTGCTGAGGAAATCTACAATGCACTGCACAATAGGATAAAAAATAGGTTTGGGCTCCGTGGGATGCTGGCTATGATTAGCTCCCCTAGATATATCGATGACTTCATTGAGAAGAAGATGAAGGAGGCTGAGACAAATCCTAGGATATATAGCAAGCGTAGGACAAGCTGGGAATCTAAGCCCCAAGATAGGTTTAGCGGTGAGAAAATCGATATAGAGGGGTACTCCATCCCAATTGAGTATAAAACTGAGGCAGAGCGTAATTTTGACAGGTTTAAGAGGGATATCATGGCTATTCCCTCTTTAGCCCTAGAACCCTACTTTAAGCAGTGGAACTTGGTGGAGCAGATGTTCACTGATACCATAAGGAACCCAGTCAAAAGTGGGATGAAATTGCACGAGTGGTTTGGAGGGAACCCGAATTATCAATATTACCTGCATATTGACTTGTCTCTCGTGACCGATTGTACTGGCATAGCAATGGCTCACAACGAAGGTGAGCTTGTTGTTGTTGATTTAGCCATGAGGATTAAGCCTCCACATAATGGCGAGATAGATTTGGGCGAGATTAGGGCGTTGGTTATTGAGCTTAGGTCAAGATTTTTCAGTATACAAAAATGCACATTCGACCAATTCCAGTCTGCATCTTCTATTCAAGAATTGAATAAGATGGGAATACCTTCTGAGCAGTTGTCAGTTGATAAAACCCTAGCACCCTATGAGACCCTAAAAGAGTTGATATACGCTGGCAAGGTCAAGACCTATAAAAACGATGATTTGTCTCTTGAGTTGCATAGGCTTGAGCTGGTTGAGGGTAAGAAAGTGAATCACCCTGCTAATGGCTCGAAGGATTGTGCAGATGGTGTGGCTGGGGCAGTTTATAATTGTATGCAGAATAGAAACATTTTTTCATTTGGATTTGCTGGTGGTTCTTTGCCAGTTCAGAAGACTACAAAAGAAGCATTGGCAGAAGCTGCAACAGAGCCAGCGGATGGCAGGGTTCCGTATGGATATTACAGAAATAGGCGTGCGACTTGGTAATCAAGGAGTAGACAATGTTGAAATCTCTAAATAGATTTATGAATGAGCAGTTTTGTAAGGGTGGTCCAGGAAGTGG